ATAAAAGCTTATGGGAATGCAATAGTGCCACAAGTAGCTTATCAAATATTTAAAAGTATTTGTCAATATCAAGAACTTTAGTATATTTTTGCTTTATGACCGCAAACGAATTAACCAAAGAAGCAATCAAAACCCTAAACAAAAACGGGTGCTTTGTATGGCGTAACAATAACTTAGCGGTTAGAGGGCGCACATTCATTGGACTTAAAGGAGTTCCAGATGTTGTAGGCTTTCACACACAAAGCGGAGTTGCGGTTTACTGCGAAACAAAAGCAATAGGGGATAAACTTAGCAGCTACCAAATAGCATTTTTAAACTTAGCAAAAACGGCAAATTGTTTTTGTTACATAGCAACCGAAGACAACGGCAAACTAACCTTAAAAGAATATGAACAAGAATAGCATCATATTAGAACTTTGGGAAAGCCGAGAACTTAAGGAAGCAATAGATAAAATGCAGCCTGAAGATTTACGAGACGATTTAAGAAGCGAAATATTTAAAGTGCTATGTGAAATGGACGAGGAGCGATTAATTGATATGCGCACCCGGAACGTATTAAAGTTCTATTTGGTTAGAACTATGATTAATATGATGCAGAGTAATACAAGCCAATTTTATAGGACATACCGAAAACCTTTAGAGGTTGAATTAATAGTACATGACAGAGACGAGGACTTGCTTAACAAAGTAGAAGATGAGTTATCCAAGATGCATTGGTACAAAGCGGAACTATTACGAGTGTATGCTATTAAGCACAACTGCAACGCTAAAGAACTTAGCAGGGTTACAGGCATACCTTATATGTCAATCCATAGGGAGTTAAAACTAACTAAACGAGAACTTAAAAAACAATTACGCAAATGATAATAATAGCAGCGATATGCTTTGCAATTTTCTTTGTAGAGATACATCAATTCCATAGAAAATGGTATTTAGATTTTAAGCCTTTTAGTTGCACGAGTTGTTTAGCAGCTTGGACAGGTTTGATTTTATATTTACTACCTGCAATATGTACTGACATCATAGCGTTTGTATTTATTCCAGGAGTGTTAGCACCTTTACTTTCAAAAATAATGTGGAACTTATGGAAATAGAACACCGCAACTTTTTAGATCAACACGTTGGTAATTGGCATACAGTCCAGAATGGCTATGTGCGAAATATCGATTTAGACATCTTAAAAATGTACGAGCATATTTATCGCAAGTATATGAGTCCAGATTTCATATTAACAGTATGGTGCGGTAATTGTATTTTCGATATGATTAAACGCTTGTATACTTGGTACGAAGAACAACCCAAACCCAAAAATAAAAAAAAGAATGGCTAACTTTATACACCCCACCGCTATCATTGGCGATAACGTAATTATCGGAGACGGAAACTACATTGGTCCTTATTGTATTATCGGAGACAAAGCAGAGCATAAGAAGTTCTGGAATAAAGAAAAAGGCAAAGTTTACATAGGAGATAACAATGTTATTACAGGTCTTGTAACAATAGATGCAGGAACTGAGATTGATACCTTTATAGGCAATAATTGTTTTATAATGAAACACGCACACATAGGACACGATTGCACAATCTTAGACAATGTAACAATAAGTTGCGGAGCAAAAATAGGTGGGCATTCTATTGTAGATCAAGGTGCTAATATAGGACTTAATGCAGTTCTACATCAGTTTGCAAACGTAGGCGAAAATTGTATGGTAGGAGCAAGTGCATTTTTAAAAGGAGATGCAAAACCAAATACTAAATATGCAGGAGTACCGGCAAGGGAAATCGGCTCAAACATAAGATAATGAAAGTAGCTATTTTATTACTTGCACAAAACAGACACGATTTAACGCAGCGTGTAATTAACCAAAACTTTTTTAACTCTGGTTACAATGCGGACTGCTTTTTAATAGATAACGGAAGCGACACGCACGAAACATTTAACTACCCTTTTGCCGGTTATGACTTATCAAAAGAAAAGCGAGGCATAGCAGCCGGGGTTAATGCAGGGTTACGCATAACCCAAAACTATGATGCGGTTTGTTTATTAGCTAATGACATTTTACTTCCTGAGAATTGGTTAGCAAGGTTTGTATTATTCGCACAACGAATAGAAAAGACAGGCATAATTGGAATACATTGTGTTGAAGATTTGCCCCCAATAGTAGACGGGGTACATAAAACGCATACACCATTTGGCGATAACTTTATTACCCGTGAACTTATAGATGCAGTTGGCGGTTACAATACTGAGTACGATCCATACGGAATGCAAGACAGAGATTATGGGGAACGTGCAACTATTACAGGCTTTACCAACTATTACCTTCCAGATATGCGCTCAAAACATATAGGACACGATGTCGGTAACGGCACCGAGTATCGTAGAATGAAAGACGAAAGTTTAGCACGGGCGCAAAGCGTATGGGAAAAATACCAAGACATATATCACAACCAAAAGAATATAAGATGCGAATACTTTGTATAACTTCTGCCAACTCAGGTGTAGGACTGCACCGAATAATGATGCCGATAGTACACTTGGAAAAGGAGTACGCACTTATTACAGACGTATTGAATGACGAACTACTTGAGCAAGGTTGGGATATTGTGTTAATGAATAGAATGCTTAACGAGATTGATGCAAAGCAAATGGACACCTGGCGCACTAAGTACGGCTTTAAATTAGTAGTAGACAATGACGATTACTGGGAACTAAGCGAAAGCCATCTATTATTTTACAAATACAAATTTGATAACATAGGCAAAAAGATTACCGATTACTTAGAGATAGCAGACCTATGCACCTGCACACACGAAAGGTTAGCAGCTGAGATAAGCACATACAATAAGAACGTTCACATATTACCAAACGCTTTACCCTATGGGCAAGAGCAGTTCCAGGATAACAAGACCGAAGATTATAAAGTCAGGTTGTTTTGGTCAGGTAGCGGAACGCACGAACGAGATTTAGAGATACTTAGGCAGCCTTTTAAAAGGTTACAAGGTATGAATATAAGAACTGTAATAGCAGGTTACAATGACGGGGAGAAACCTATATGGGATAAAATGATTGATGCCTTTACTTGCGGACTAAAGCTTAACCCCACGATCTATAACTATGCAAGAGTAACGGAATATATGGGTGCTTATACGGACTCAGACATTTCAGTTATCCCACTTGTAGATAACAAGTTTAACGCTATGAAATCAAATCTTAAAGTATTAGAAACGGCTTCTAAAAAGAACCCTGCTATTGTTAGCCACGTTAACCCTTACTTAGATATGCCCGTACATTACGTTAAAACCCAAAAGGATTGGTATAAACATATAAGAGATTTAGTAAGTGATGCGGATATGCGAAAGGAAAGCGGACAGAAGTTGTTTGAGTTCTGCAAAAAGAAGTATAACTTTGACGAGATAAATTTAGACCGAAAGTATATTTATAGTAAACTATGCCAGTAATAAAGTGCGCCTCTAATGGCAAATACCGGATTGGAAACGGGTCTTGCATCTACGATACCGAGGAAAAAGCTATGAAGGTTTGGAAGGCTATCCTTGCAGGTGGTAAATTTGCTGAAAGTTATACCGACTATCCGGAGTCAGCTACTAACAATGCAAAGAGGGCAATAGAATGGGCTGAGAAAAATGGTTGGGGTTCGTGCGGAGAAGCAACTGGTAAGGCAAGAGCAAGACAGTTGGCAAATCGTGAGCCGATTAGTAGAGATACTATTGCCCGTATGGCTTCCTTTAAAAGACATCAACAGCATAAAGATGTGCCTTATAGTGAAGGTTGTGGCGGTTTAATGTTTGATGCGTGGGGCGGTACGAGTGGGATTGAATGGGCAATTAATAAGTTAAAAGAAATAGACGGAAAATAATTTGCATAGTTAAATTTTTTAATTATTAATCAACGAAGAAATTTAATGGGGAAACTATGCAGAGACACACACTTAATTATTTGCAAGGAATGGGCTTTGATTCGTCAGATACCATTTTTTGCGAAGTGTGTGGCAAAGTGGCAGTAGATATAGCACACATAGTTGCAAGGTCAAAATTCGGCAGTAAAAGA